AAGACCCGCATCGTTAATGCTGTCCGTCATGGCTATCTACAGGGGGAAACAACTGAGGCCATCGCCCGAAGGGTAAGAGGCCACGCTAACAAGGGTTATAAAGACGGTGCGCTGCAGATGAGCAGGGCAAACGCCACCAGCATCGTTAAATCAGCGGTCAATCATCTGGCAGCAACCGCGCGGCACAGCTTCGCAAAAGCGAACAGTGACGTTATCGAGTGTAAGCAGTCGCTTTCAACGCTCGATAATAAAACGACACCACTTTGCATGATCCGCGACCGCAGAAATTACACGCTGGAAAATAACCCCATAGGGCATAAGGTGCCTTATTTGCAGGGGCCAGGCCGAATTCATTTTTGTTGCCGCTCAACTGAAACGCTGGTGGTGAAATCATGGCGCCAGCTTGGAATTGATGCTGACGAAATGGACGCAGGAACCCGCGCCAGTATGGACGGGCAAGTACCGGCAGGCATTACTTACAACGACTGGTTACTCAGTCAGTCATTCACCCGACAGGTTCAGGTGCTGGGTGAAACCCGCGCTAGGCTCATTCGTGACGGTGGAATGCGTCCCGACGAGTTCTACACCGATAAAGGGGAATGGCTCACGCTTGAACAGCTCCGCGAGTACGACAGCAAGGCTTTCGAGGCCGCTGGGCTGTAAATCAACAGGTCGCTTATGCGGCCTTTTTTATTGGGCGAAGCCCAGAATAATCCCGAGGGGAATTTATGTTAATCCGAAATATGCTTTTGAAATATTACGCTCCTGAGAATGGCGGTGGCGGCAATGGTGGCGGTGGTAACAACATCGATATCACTCCCGAAATCCAGCAGATGATCGATGAACGTATCGCTCAGGAAACAGCAGGATTAAAAAACAAAAACCACGAGCTTCTCGGCACAATCCGGGAACAAAAAGATAACCTGGCCCGCTTTGACGGTATCGATCCTGATGCGGTGAAAACTATTCTCCAGCGTTTTTCTGACGACGAAGAAGCGAAGCTGATCGCCGAAGGGAAAATTGACCAGGTACTGGAAAAGCGCACGGAGCGATTCCGTGCCGACAGTGACAAAAAAATTAATGAGGCGCTTGGGCGCGCGGAAAAGGCAGAGACGTTTGCCAATAAATTCCGTGACCGCGTTCTGGCTGATGCAATCCGCGAGGCGGGGCTGAAGGCCGGGGCGCTGCCTACCGCGTCAGATGACTTGATCCTCCGCGCCCGTGGCACGTTTAAGGTCAACGACGAAGGTGAAGCTGTTGCCATTGATTCCGATGGCAATGCCATTCTCGGCAAGGACGGTAAAACGCCACTAAGCCCGATTGAATGGGCTGAATCACTCAAAGATACCGCACCGCATCTCTTCCCGGCTGCTGAAGGCACGGGTGGCGGTGGACATAAACCAGGTGGAGGTGGTGGAAACCTGAAGCGCTCAGAAATGTCGTCTCAGGAAAAAACTGACTATATCCGCAAACATGGCCAGCAGGCTTTTCTCAAACTTCCGAAATAAAGGATTTTCTCAATGACCACAACTGTAAACTCTGACCTGATTATTTATAACGACCTGGCGCAGACCGCTTTCCTTGAGCGTCGCCAGGATAATTTGCAGGTTTTCAACGATGCCTCAAACGGTGCCATCGTTCTGGACAACGAACTGATCGAAGGTGACTTCCGTAAACGTGCGTTCTACAAAGTCGGCGGCAGCATCGAAACCCGTGATGTGAACTCTGACGAAACGGTGAAAGGTAAAAAAATCGGCGCGGGTGAAGCAGTATCGGTAAAAGCACCGTGGAAATATGGCCCGTACCAGACTACCGAAGAAGCATTCAAACGTCGCGGTCGCAGCGTTGACGAGTTTTCTGAAGTGGTTGGCGTGGACGTGGCTGACGCGGCGCTTGAAGGTTACGTAAAATATGGCCTTAAAGCGCTGATCGCTGCCATCGGTGGTAACGCTGATATGGTGGTCACCGCCGATATCGAAACGGACGGTAAGCGCACCCTGACCCGTGGTCTGCGTAAATATGGCGACAAGTTTAACCGCGTGGCGCTGTTCGTCATGCACTCCGCCACCTATTTCGATATCGTGGATGAGGCTATCGCCAACAAAATCCACGAAGAAGCAGGTGTGGTTGTGTACGGCGGTCAGCCTGGCACGCTGGGTAAACCTGTCCTTGTCACTGACTCGATGGACGTGGACGGTATTCTGGGTTTGGTTCAGGGTGCGGTGTATGTCACCGAGTCCCAGGTTCCAGGATTCCGCTCTTACGACATCAACGAACAGGAAAACCTGGCTGTCGGCTTCCGTGCTGAAGGAACGGTGAACGTTGAAATTCTGGGTTACAGCTGGGATGAGTCGAAAGGCGACAAAAACCCGAGCCTGGAAAAAATCGGTACTGAAGGGAACTGGAAAAAACACTTCACCTCCAACAAATCTACCGCAGGTGTGCTGATCAAACTCACCGGCACTGAAACCGTCGATAAACCCGTAAAGTAACCCTGTCAGCGGATAAAACCTCCGTCACCGCTGACGGTACTGATTCCGTAACCTTCTCCGTTAAAGTCACCAAAGATGATGCGCCTGTTTCAGGTGCGGATGTTTCGTGGGTGACAACTGGCGGTGAACTGAGTACGGATTCCACTTCGACGGGTTCGGCTGGTGGCTCAACGGTAAAACTGACCTCGGAAGAGGCCGGAGAATTTACCGTGACCGCAACCGTTGATGGCGTAAGTGAAACGTCAGAAAAAATCACCTTTGAAGAAGACGGTGAATAATCCACAGGGGGCTTAGCCCCCATCATTTTAGGTGAGACATGATAGATACCAATATCACCTCCCCGG